GGCATACTCCAGCTCTAATTCTTGAAGTTTTGACGCAGCCGCAGGGTCACCAGCGATAGCTTTTGCCACGCTTTCAACGCTGTCAGCAACGCCAAACTTAGCAGCCAAAGCACTAACGGCAGCACCACCGAGTGGCCCGGCAACCGCTGTCGCCAATGTCGGCGCGATACCCTTAAGTAAATTGAATAAGTCATTCATTTTCCTTTTCCTTTCTACAGATTTTTAATTCATTTTTAATGCGTTCTATCTTTTGTTCGGCAATTATCTTTTCTTGCGATGCCCACCAATACGACAGCTCAATCACAACAGAAACCAGCAGGGCGGTAAGAATCCAAACGGCAAGCCTCAATAGCCCCACCGCCTTATCCTGTCCGCTTCCACTAGCTCCTTTATTGCCCATACAGACCCAATGATTGAAAAAATACCAATAATGATGGCTAAAACAAGATAAACACGTTGACGCAAAACAAACAAAAAATACTCTCGTTTTAATTTTGCTTGCATTATTTTGCGGTCTTCTTCTTGTTTTGCTATTTTTCTTTCTTGTAGCAGCCTGTCTCGCTCTTCAATAATTTCTGCCCACAGGTCAGGCATGCCCAATTCCCATCTGACCATTTGCTCCAAATCCCTGTAATACTGACGTATCTGGCGAACCATTAGCACGTTGTCTATGGCCTCCATCGTCACATTACGTGGCTTGCCCTGCTTGGCTAATTCCTTGGTTTCTTCTTTCTTGGCTTTGTATTCTTGTTCTAGTTGGTCTTGACCATAAAAGAATTTCGATAAAAACCCACCGACCTCATTAGCGATACCTGCAACCTCGCCGCCAGTCCTCTTGATCTCTTGATACGCCTCAACCGCCGACTTGATTCCTTCGTAGGCAAGTTTGCATCCGGCAAAGATAAGGGTCGGTTCAATGTCACACGCCTATCAGTTTTTTAAAAAATTCAGCCGCAGCGCCTGGGCCAAGCAACACCGCAGCCAGCACCGCCCAAATGTAATATTCAATCTTGGTCATGCGTTTTTCACCGTTGCTAAGGCTTTCGGTGATGGTCTGATAGCGTTGAGCACACACCGCCTCATGTGTTTGCAACTTAGCCTCGGTGGTGGTGATCATTTCGCTCATGGTGCTAGTGCGTTTTGGCTTTGAGAAGATGGGACTAAGGCGTTAACTGACGCTGCTGCAACGCCAGATTTCCAGTTTTGAGGGTTGGACAAAATGTTAAGCACACGCACACGTTCTTGGCCAGGCAGCGTGTTGAGCAGCTCAGCAGCACCTTGAGGCGTCTGCGACGCTTTTGTCAACACATCCATCGTTTTCGTGCCGATGCGGTCTTCCAAAATTAGCAGCGCTTTGTTTGTTGTCGATGCAACAGCGCTCAAGTAAGAAGGCACGCGAATCTTAGAGATTTGTTGCAGCAGCAATTCTTTGAGTGCGTCTTGACCAGCCGTTGCTTGCTTAGCTATTTTGGTGTCACGGATGACTTTAGCGGCTTGCTCTTGTAGCGTGGCCATCATGTTGTCGCTGACTTCTTTGGCAATGTTGTATTTGCCGGACCCAAGAATTTTCTCGACAACTTCAGGCGATTCACCTTGCACTAATTTGACAAAGGCGTCGGGGTTGGTCTTGTACAGGTCTAAGGCTTCGCCGCCAAGCTTTTTGACGGCAATCCCTTGCATAGCTTTGGAGTAGTTTGTCAGGTATTCGCGGTAGCCTGTACCACCAGCGTTTTCAATCGCGTCGATGATGGCGGGCCGCACTTTGTCAAGCACACTTGCAGCTAAATTCTTTTGTGTGCTGGCGTCTACGCCAGGACGCAATTGTTCAATCGCAGCGTTGATTGAGTTTTTACGTACTGCGTCTAATGCAACGGGGTCAATGACGCCGTTTTTAGACCACTGATTGACGTCTTTAATGACGTTTTTAACCGCGCCAGAAACAATGTCATTACCTGCAAAAGACGGGTTTTTGGTGATGTCGTTCAGACTACCAACCAAAGATTGAGTTTCAAGTGGTTTAATGCCAGAGCTACGCAACGCGTCAGACGCCAATTGTGAAAAACGTGATTCAGCGCCAGCTTTGAGTGAGCCGCTGGCGGCTTCGGCAGACGCTTGTTCGGCCAGCTTTGGCAAATCGCCGCCGACATACGTGTATTTGGCCGCGCCAACAGGCTGACCTTTTTCAATCAAAGCAGTGCGCGCAAGTGCTTCGGCGCGAGGTTTGGCGGCCTCAAAGCGACGCACGTCTTGCACGCCTTGCGCGGCTTCTGCTGCCAGACGTTCGGCGTCATTAGCATATTGAGCTGTGGCTTGGCCTAAGTTGGCACGTTTGAGCGCGGCCTCTTTGACGGGCTCCAACACGCGGTTTACGTTTGCCTTAGTTGCTTCAGCACCTGCGCGGACGTCAGTCGCCGTTGTACCACCGGCCAGTTTGGCCAAAGCATTGATTGACACATCACCTTGAGAATCTTTAAGCGCTTCCAAGAAGCGAGGATCACGTTTGATGGCGCGGTCTAGCAAAGCCTGCCATGTTGGGCTGTTGATGTCAGCAGTAGCTTGGCCAGCAGTTACGTTAGCTGGCGCTTGCGCGAGCACGTTTTTAACTTCGCCTAAATCTGGGCCCAACGCATTGCGAGCAATTTCAGCTGCTTTTTGCTTGGGAATTTGACGCAGGTCAGCAATCTTGCCGCCAACATAGCCGATGGCTTTACCAAGGGCTTGGCCGCCCAATTCCATCGTCGCGCCTTCAAGCGCAGTTTTGGCTTGACGTACGCCAGCTTGAGCCATTGACTCTTTGGGACCGCCTTCGCCAGCAGCAGTGTCAGCCAGTTTCAACAACTCTTTTGCGCCTGCGTAGCCAAGGCCAGCGCCTGCAACAGTACCCATAGGACCGCCAAGCGAGCCTAACGCGCCGCCGCCAACAGCGCCAAGCGCTTCTACAGTAGGCGCAACAAACTCACGAATTTGTGAGTATGTCGATGGTTCTTGTGTTGCGGCTGTAATCGGAGTTAAGCCAAACTTTACTCGGATAGCATCCTGCGTAGCAGGATTGGCTTTTGTATAGTTTGTGTCGTTGGCCGAAAATTTGTCAAAAATTGCTTGCTTGGTAGCCGCGTTTGCGTTGACATAATTAGGGTCAGTCAGGATGCTCGATAGATCAGCCATGTTGTGCCCTTATGGTTTGCCGCCAAGCAATGGGTTACTTGTATCTACAGCGCCAGCAGCCGCAGTCGCAGCTTTGGGTGGTGGAATAAGACCTACACGCATCATACGTTCTTTGGCAGCTTCCCAACCAGCCAATCGTTCAGCCGATGTCTTCATTGGGTTGGAAACGTCGCCTAACGCGCCTACGATAAAGTCGCGGTCAGTGTTAGAAATGCCAGCGCCCAGTTTGCCACCCGCCAAATCGGTAGCGATTTGATTGGCCGTGCCTTCCAACGCAGCAATCGCTTTGCGACCTTCAGTAGTTTTGTTAAAGAAAGCCAGCGCAGCTGCTGTTCCAGCTTGCAAACCGCCGCTGGTTGATTGGGCAATCAGTTTGGAAATGTTGTCTTCGCCGGTTGTAGGATCGTAACCAGCAGACTTCAAAGCCTTGACTGCGGCTTGCTGATCTTTAGTTTCTTGCACGCCGGTAACAGGCGTAAACGTACCCTGTGGGTTTGCTTTGGTAGGCGGCGAAACAAACCCGCCGATCGCAGCATTAAACACGGGCTTAGTAGCATTTTCTTGCGCCAAAGCAAGTTGTGCTTGATTTACCGCCAAGTTGCCCGCTTGGATACCCAAACTAGCGCGTTCGTGAGGAGTCATCCCCGCAGCTTGGGCAGGCAACACTTCTTGCTTAAATGTTGGACTGTTTGGATTTTCGTCCAAGAAAATAACGCTGCCGTCAGCACGCTTAACTTGCATTGGTTTTGGCGCAATCATTGTCAGTCGTTCTTTAGCATCCAAAATGTTGGTCAACATTCCTTTTTGCCAAGCACCAAATGATGGCGCTTGTGTCAATTGCGCTTTCATCATGTCTGCTTTTTGAGCGTCGATATCGCCGTTCGCTAAGTGTTTGTCAATGCTAGCTATAGCTTCTTCAGGGCTATTCAGCGCAGCAATGTCAGAGATAGCTTTATTGGCTTTATCAACGCGCTGCTTAAACTCCAAGCCCGATGTCTCAGTGGTAGTCTTTTTTAGCGTTGCTTGTTTGGTTTGCGCTTCAAGCAGTTTGGCTTGAACGTCAGGAATCAAATGCCCCACGCCGCGTTCAGCTAAACCTTTTAGCACCATCGCGTTATTGACCGCGCCAGTTTCAGGATTAAACGCTGATTTATATACATCAGAAAGGGCGTTTTGCGCCGCTTCTTGGCGTTGTGCAGAACCTAATTGATACTGAGCCAACGCGTTTTGGTTTTGTGCGGCTTGCAACTGCGCAACTTGACCGTACTGTGCCAAAGGATTAGCGACTTCAATAGGCTTAACTTGAAGCGAAATGGATGGATCAATAGCCATATTTATTCCTTAACCTTGACTACCGTAAGGGTCATTTACGACGTTGCCATAGCCTATAGGTGTTTGACCACGACTTCGGCTTAATATGTTCAACAAATTATTGCTTTGGTTGTAATTCAAATATTGGCTTACGCCTTGGTTAAACGCGTTGGCAGAACCTACTTGACCAGCAGCTTGAGCCGCCGCGCTGCCAGTCAAATAATTACCCATTGTGGCGGCATTTGTTGCGCCAGCTTGACCAATCATGTTTGTTGCTGTTTGGCCAATTCCAGCCAATCCAGCTTGGCGGTTATACAATTGGTTTTCACTAGCTACGCCAGTGTTGTATCCAGTCAATGCACGGTTATAAGCGTTTTGATACTCTTGCGATCCCATGTTTTGGCCATACGCTGTTGCAGCTCGCAAAGCGTTTCCAGAAATTAAACCGCCACGCGCAGCAGCTTGATTGTCAAGCGCTTTTTGACCTTCTGATAGGCGAAACGCGTATCCTGGGTCAGCCTGATAATCGCCAGCACCAAACTTAAACGCGCCTGGCACATTACCAGCGGTGCGTTGTAGCTCGCCTAACGCGGTATAACCAGCCGCGCGATAAGGCGCTTGGTCTTCGCGTGTTTGCCTAAATTGTTCGTTTGAAAGTGCGGCGGCATTACTTGCAGCAGTGGCTTGCGTATCGGCAGCGCTTTGAGATGCGCTTGAGCCAATAAGAGATGAGCCTACAACGGCTCCAGCTACCCACCATGTCATATTATTCTCCTTTATCTGCGATTAGCACGGGCTTGATTTTGTTGTTGGCGTCAAACAATGACGCCACTTCAGTTTCAATCAGTTCAGCTTCAATTTCATCAATATCAGTTTTATCTGTCTTGTGAACCGTAATGCCAATCGCGTCAGTCAGCGCCAATGTCACACGCTTGGTTCCTGGCTTAGATTCAATAACATCACCGGCGCGAAGAATCTTCATGCCGCCTTCAGTCCACGCCATGATTTCGCCAGCAGCGCAAATAAAGAAATGATCTTTTTTGTGTACTTTACCAATCACAAGTGTGTTGGCGCAACGCCAGACTTTACGGCAATACATCCCTTCGGAAAAGTAATTTTCTGTCACAGGCTCAACCTGTGGCAATTTCATTACTTCGGCTTGAAGCCGATCAATTTGTTCCCTTGTTGGGGTCGCCGTAAACTCTGCCAAATCCATTAAGTAACCTCACGGCCGCTGACGCGAATGTTAATTGCACTTGCAGTTCCGGCGATTGTACTAATGAAATCGCCTGCTCCCAACACTTGGCCCACAAGTTCAGGAAAAGTGTAGACCTCGGACGACTGCAATGTCTTGGTCTTGGTGATCAAATTGGTGTTGCCAGCAGTGCCAGCAGTCGTCACCAAGTTTACGCTGATTGTGGCAGCAGAACCGCTAATGTTGGTAGCGGTAAACTTGTCAATAATGGTGGTTACGCCAGTAGCGGTGTACTGGATAGTTTGTGAGTTTTCAGCAAATTTTGCTGGTACTAAGACTTTGACTAAGACTGTCATGGTTTACTCCAAAAGAAGGCAGTTATTTGCGGCTTGTTGCATAATGACCCAATTAGTGCCGTCAGACACCATTGTCGCCCAATTGCCAACAACTGCCAAGAGAATAGCAGTGCCAGCAGTTGTGCCGTCAATCAAGATTACATTACTTGATGCTGACACCAAGGTTTGAGCCTGCAAGTTTTTAAACGTCAGCTCTCGACCTATCCATGCCGACGCGGTGGGCAGCGTTACTGTACAAGTTGACCCCGACTTGTTGTTGATCAACCAAGTCTCGTTGTCGGCCACCGTAAAGTCAGCAGTCTTAGTAACAGGCGCTCTATATGAGCCAGCAATTGCAGCGGTGATGGCTGCAGTGTCAATGAAAGGTTGTACTTGCAACCCTTCAATTTGTTTTTGCATTTCTGCAACAGTAGACAGTAGCCCGTTATCAATCACAGGGTTATCACCAACTGGCGTTTGCACTATCGTTGGTTGCGTATTTACATCTTGCGCCAAGGCTTGTAAAGCCGCGTCGTAACTAGAAACCAAAGATTCAAGACTTGGGCCAACATTAGGGTTATTGAGATACGCGCCAGCGGTAGAACTAAGCGACACAAAAAACATGTACCAAGCACGATCAATCAGATTTGTGCGCGGGTCAATGATTGGAACCCGTGGGGGCGTTACAGGCGTATTAAGCATTGGTTCCGCTTAAAATCAATTCAGCGCCCGTGATCGTGATCTTAACTGGGTCAGTGCCTGACAATTCATATACACGGTCGCGCAACTTCAAAGTCATGCCTAGACGACGCCAAAACACGCGGCGGTAGTATTCGCCAATCTTACCCGTACCGGCAAATTGTTCGTTAGACCACGTATGACCGCCATCGTCCGAGAATCGCAACATAACCTGCGGATCGCTGCCTTGGCCTGAGTTCAAGCCAACACCAGACTCACACTCAAGTTGCAAGCTGTGCTGCGACGTACGCTTCAAGTTGTTTGTGCCTTGTGGCAGCGCGCGCCATGTACGCAACCACTTTTGTATCCCGCCATTGTCAGAATAGTCTTCCAAGTCAAACGCGTAGATGTTGCCGTTTTGGTAGTCGCCCACAACAATTTTATTGTTAAACGCCATCTGGCAGTTGCTGCGGTGGCGGGTAAACGACCCGTTGTTCCAACCTGCACGCTCATGCCAAGCGCCAGCAGCAGCGTCGTACACCCATGTAGTGTCAGCAATAGGAAAAATCAGCACGTAGAACGTGTGGCCGTCTTGTTGGTATGAGTAACCAATTGCGTCCGACATGTCGCCGTACTGCTGGATTTGCCACTCAACAGCGTGCGTTGACACGCGTTTGCCGGTGTAGCCTTCAGCGCGGTAGACGATGCCTTGCCCACGTCGATCGCGTCCAAGCCAGAAAATGCTGTTGTCCAGCTTGGCGACCGAGTAAGGCGCAGCGCAACCCAACTCGTTGAACGCGCCTTGGATGCGTTCTAACGGAAAACCTGGATTGCCAGGGTCGTACCAGACCTCAATTGAGTTTGTGCCAAACGCCCAAACTTCGCGGAAGTTAGACGCCACAGCAATCAAACCGTCAGGTGAGCCTTCGGTGCTGGCAAACGACAACGGGTCAATTGATGTGCCATCCAACAACACGGTCACCCACATTTTTTGGCTATTAGGCTCGTTGAACACAAAGTAACCATCAATGTAAGCCACAGTTACAGCACCAGGAAAATCTGGATCAGTAATCTGCCCAAACGTGCTAGTCGTGTTGTTGTAAATGTAGCTAGGTCCGTTACAGGCGATAAACAGTTGCGTACCATTGTCAGCCATACTGACAGGGCCAGTGCCAGATACGTTGCCTAATTTGGTTGCTACATACGACGTGTTGATTTTGTACAGCTCAGTGCCAGATACAACAAACGCATCGGTGTTGTTAGATGAAAATGCCCACAAGCCACGAATAGGCCCGCTTCCAACAGCATTTAACAACTTTAAACCAGGCGCGCGGTTTAAGAACGCAGGTTCAATGCCGCCTTCAGGCACAACTTCAGGAAACAAGTTGACCATCCTCGAATCCGCAGCGTTGACGCTGCGAGCAACGTAGCTAGAGCCAAGGATGGGTGACTTCATTAGTAGTTACCCGCATAAATGTTAAATCGTTGACGGTTGGCCACCATTGCGTATGGCATTGCCATTACATCATCAGGGTTATTGATGCGCTTCAAATCGCGCTTGCTGGTCATGGCAATGCGAGTTACCTGTGGGCTTGGCTCAACGCCAAATTCAGGTGCGATTTCCATTGCCAAGTTGTATGTAAACGCACGCAGATAGCCTGGTGGGTAATACATGGTCGTGGACAAATCAGCAGGCTGATCCAGTTCTTGTACGCTGATAAAGTGCCATTCCAAATCCTGTGTAGGACGAGGATACAGTGTCATCTGAATATTGGGATACTCCATGTTGATCCACATGACTTGTGGATACGTGGAAGTAACTGTTTTGACAGCAATACCATCATACTGCTGCTGGTTAATAAACTTGATGCCATACGATACGCCATTCGGCGCTTTGAAGTATGTAGCATCATCCAGCAAAATAGGCCGAATGCCATCAAAACCGCCAATGCTTGCACCGCTAGGGCCAAGATGACGCTGAATTTCACCAGATGGCCAAGTAAACACTTGATCAATGGTGTTAAAAATCATTAATCGCTCAGTGTTCCAACTGTCGATCATTTGATTGAGCGCCATCAACGCGTCTTGCGACATGGCAGCAGATGGCGTTTCACCTTCGGCGAGAATGCCGAGCAGCCTAAGTGCCCTGTTTATCTGGTCACCCGCCGTATAAGTTGTCATTTTTAAACCTCTTTTGTGGTTTTGTTTGCCGCACGCTTGTTCCCAATCAAAGAGGTTGAAATCTTAGCGCGTTCTTCAGCCGAAAACACGCGTGTTTTGGCGCGTTCACTTAACAATTTACGTTGCGCGTCAGTAACTGTAGAAACACCTTTTTTTGCCAATGAGATATTTTGTTTATGCTCTTCAGTAAAACCGCGTTTTTTGGCTGACTCGCTCATTTTAGCGCGTGTTGCAATTGAGTGTTTTGTACCGAGAGGAGAATTGGCAATAGGGCGCCCGTTGTACGCTGGCGCAAAAAAATCCATCCAGAATTGTTCACGTTCAATTAGTTTATTTTTGTCGTCAACAGTTTGGATTACTTCCCAATCAAAAGCATCTTTGCCGTATTTATCGTACGCTCTCTGAAGTCGAGTGTTGTAATGGCATTGCCTAGCCAAATCTCGGCGATGTGCGGACCACCTACGGTTGACAGCCACAGCAGAGCCAACGTACATGTCGCGTGTGACAGTGTTGACAATCGCGTAAATGGCTGATGCCATGTTTAAACCTCTTCAATGGTCACTTTACGACGGCGCTTAACTTCCAGCACGTTCACGGGAGCCGCTTCAGGTTCAGAAGGCGTGTCAAGATTGTAGCGCACCCAACCGTTTTCTTCATCCGCTTCTGCCTCTAAGTGCATGGTTGCCACTTTGGCGCCGTGAATGGGATGTTTGAGATAAATTACCATATTTAAAAATGGGGGTGATTAGCCCCCATTTAATTTAGCTTGCGCCGTGGATGATGGCGTAATTGATGATGACAGCTTCAGAATATGAAGTTGCACTTAAATTACGCAACGAGATCAAAGCAGAACCAACAGTCATGTTAGAAACGTAAGTTGTATACGCTCCAGCGGTGCTTCCAGTAGTGGTACTAGACACGCACACAATGATTGTGTCGTTAGCAGAAATCAAGTTGTTGTTCAACGTAAACGATGCCACCGCACCGCCAGCCAATGCTGCGTTGTTCATTGTGATACGACCAGCAGACTTGTTCAGAGTTACCCCTGTGGATTTGTCTGTTAGTTGAGTCACAGTACCTTGAGCTGCTGTGCTATAACCAATTTCTTGGCTTGCATAACAGGTAGTAAATTCGGGGTCGCTATATGCAACGCCTATTGATTGACTATTGGACATGATGTTCCTTTAAAAAACGGGGACCAAAGCCCCCGTTTAAATTTAAGCAACTTTGTACACAGTGTACGCAGCATCACCAGTTTTGCGAAACCGGAAAAGTGCACTTGCGGTTACAGCAACAGCCACAAAAGCATTGCCGCCGTCAGTAATACCAGTGGCAGTTGCCAAAGTAACAGTGCCGGTTGAAGTGCCAGTGTTAATGATGTTCAGATCAAAAGTGCTACCGACTTTTGCGCTGGTCACAACTGCATCAATAGAAGCGGCTGTGGGCAAAGTGTAAGTAGCAGCAGTTGTGCTTGGGTTGGCAACTAACATTTCGCCGGTTACTTGAGCAGCAGTCAAAGTGGCTGTTGCAGTAGCGGTTTGAGGTGCGGCCATGTAGCCGATAGTGAGTTCGTTCAGGTTGCCGTCACCAAGTTGGTAACCGCCTGCGCCGTTAGGGAGAGTAGCCATGATAATTTCCTTTCAAATTTGATACGAAGAAAGGGGCCGAAGCCCCAATCAATTAACCCCAGAGACGAACGCCCATTTGTGGGCGAATCGTGCTATAGCCGTACAGCACGTCAATACGGCAAGGCATACGATCGTTGTTGATGTCGTACTGGCGCACAACACGCAAGCTGATACCGTTATGCACTGCGCGGGCAGCCATGTCCACACCTTGTGGCAACAGCAAGTCGGCGGTAGCAAAGGTAATAGCATCTTTGTGGTACACCAAGTTTTGGGCATACTGAGTAGATGCAGCACCCACAAACACAACAGCTTTGCTAGAACCAGGGAAGCTGTCCACAGTCGCCAAAGCATTGGCAGAGGTGTAGATAGGAGCCACGGTGATGTTACCAGCGCCAGAACTGTCCAAAGTTGTTGAAGCAGTAGCAACAAACTGGAACAACGAACCGGTTGATTCACGAGTCTGTGGGTTTACAGAATAACAATCAGCCACAGTAAACACGTCACCGATCTTAACCACGCCAGCGTTACCAGCACCAGTAATGGCAATGGTAGTTGCGCCTTGGGCAGTCACGGCAGCAGAAGTTGTACCGCCGGTAGCCGTACGCGAACCGGTGGTGAACTGCTTGATCGACTGAGACATGTTAATTTCGTCAAAACCCAACACGCCAGTACCCATCATGCCGTTCTTAAATTGCTTGCTGATAGTGTCGGTAGGATTGAACAAACCTTTCATGCCTTCAACCAAACCAGCGTTAGCGGCAGGGTTAACGGTAGCGTAACGTGGGGTCATCACGGCAGCGTTTTCGTTCAGCTTTTGTTGGGCTTGCAACAGCACCAAAGAAGTAGCGGGGGTAGTACCAGGAGTACCAACCGAGTTACCAATGTTCAAATAAGCGTTAGCAACGTCAGCGTCAATGCTGGAGGCCAACTGGCTGATACGAGGTTTCAACACACGCTCAGCAAAGTCATCCAATTGCATGGTCAATTCAGCAGATGTGAAGTTGACTCCGATGTGCTTTTGGCTGGCAACGGTCAAAGTGGTGTACTGCTCGTTGTCGTCCTGAACTTGCAGGGCGGCTCCGTCAGTTACCAGAGCGCGGTCGGGCAAACGGATACGCAAAGTTGAACCAATTTTTGCACCTTCGACAGCAAAGCTATCGTCGTACTGGCGGTTCACGTTACGTGTAATAACAAGATTGTTTTCCAAGATTTCCAGCGATTTGCGGGTAATCATGTCAATGGTTAAGATGCTGTTTGACATTTCAAAAGTCCTTTAAAAATTAGCGGTTCTGCGCTTCCCACTTTTTCACTTGTCGTTTGCGCTCGGCTTCAATCCACTGCGAATCCGTCATGGTCTTGGTAGACCTTGGATCAGTAGTGTCATAAGCCGACACTCCAGCGGAGCGTGCGGTGACAGGTGAAATCGGCGCTGGCGCAGATGTTGTTTTCTTAATTGGAGGTGATGAAACCAATTTGGCTTCAATTTTTCCAATTTCTTTCGCCTGACTCAAGGGCGACATGCGTGAGATGCGATCTGCTTCTTTAGGATTTGAGCCAAGGTAGTACGCTAACTCAGGTCCAATATCCGAAGACTGGATCGTTTCTGCCATCACGTTTGTAATCGGAAGTTTAGGGTTATAAGCGACTTGTTCAAAGTCGTCGTATTTAGTCCTAGCTTCTTCTTCCAAGTCGTGATAACTCTCAAGAACTTGCGACTGCTGCTTTGCCGTTTCACGTTTAGCGATCAGTTCTTCAGCTTTCTGATAAGCCAATGCTTCCGCATAGGCTTCAGGGCTTTCAAACTGGTCAACGGATGCTGACGAAGCTGCTTTTACAATTTGCGTTTCCGCAGACCGATTAGCTTGTTCTCTTTCCCATTTACGCTGCTCTCTTGCGAGGCGTTTGCCGATCATCGCATCAATTTCAGCTTGGGAGTACTTTTTTTCCTCTGTGGCTTGGTCAACTTGATTCTCAGCGACTTCCGGCGTACTTTCAACAACTTCAGGTGTGGCCGTCACATCCGTGGTTGGCGCGGAGTCTACTTCCGCTAGGGCTTGGACTTCTTCAGTCATTTACGAATCCTTGGATTCCTCGGTCTACTGGGCCGATACAGTTGCGTAGCTATTATGCAACAGATTCTTGAGATTGTGCAACAACGTATGCAGCGATCACTTCTTTAGTGTGAACAACTGAAGCAATTGCTTGCACTTTGGCGTCTTCAGCGCTGAAGTCAGCACCAGGCACAACAACGTGGCGGTGAAACTTGCTGCTAATCTCAACGCCATCTTCTTTAACGGCAGTTCTAGTACGAACTTGGATGCAACCGTTTTCAATGATCTCAACCAAGTCAACAGATTCAATTTTTTCTAGCATGATATTTCCTTGTTTCCAGAGTAGCTATCCCGCTACACATTAAGGCTGATGGGCCGCATCAGTACGGGTTAAATTTCTTCAATTCCAACAGACCAATTTACAGTAAATGTATTTGTTGCAGTCCAGTTTGCGTTGCTTGTTGAAACAAGTGCTGGACGAATTATGTTGTAAGCAACAGAATAATTTGCAGCCCCAATATTTTCGCCAGCACTATTAGAATACGCACCAGTTTCACCACCAACTGCACAAACAGCAACAGGTGTTCTTGGATATGTGTACTTATACGTAATTCCTGAATTTATTGTAGTTTTAGTGCCTGATGTCGCGGTCATAGATACCGTTCCAGACTGACCCATCATTCGTTGAGGAACATTTAAATAATAATTTCCTTGAGGCACATGAAGATAAGTTCCAGATGGGAAATTGCTAATATTGTCAACAACAATAGCTTGAGAATATGCACTGCCTGAATTTATGTTTGTTCTTAATACGGAACCCATTGCATTCACAGTTGCCCTAACACCATCAATGTAAATATTAACATTTGCAGTTGAACCAGAATTTGCAACTTTTACAAAGTCAGTTGAACTACTTGCTGCATTTGCAAACAAATAACAGTTTTCAACAATAATACTGACGGTAGCAGTTGTCGATGTTGTTAATGCAGAGCTGTTGCCGCCAACATCAAGAATTCCTCTACTAATAGAAGATGGGTCATTTGATGTGTAAAGTTTGCAATTTCTTACAAACAATTCGCCACCTTTAATTTCAGCAGCATATAAAACCATACCGCCATATTCAGCATAAATGATGCAGTTGTCGTAGCCAGTATCCATACCAGCCCAACCGCCGCCCTGGTATAAGGTGCAGCCTTGATACACCAAATCTTGAATGTTGCCGTGCATATCGGCAGCATATACTTGAGACAAAATATCGTTGCTGATAGTAGCGTTTGAAATCTTTACATCTCGGTTAGTAACAGCACAAGCATAGTCACCGCCACCAATAGTGATGCCATGCCGTCTAGCGTAAAAATCGCCGCCTTCAATATTTACTTTTTGACAGTTACCAATCAATAAACCGTAATCATCAAGAGTGCCTGTGCCTTTGTTATAGATGTTGCAGTTGGAAACGTGAGGCCGATAGCAACGATCAAACATAATTGCTTGATAGTTTTCGTTGTATGCGCTTATGTTTTCAAGCAAAGGATTGTCACAAAATTGAATATTAAGCAATCCAAAAGAATTTGCACCGCCATTTAATCTTAAATTTTTAAATGACACAGCTTTGCTGTTGAGTTTATAAACCGTAACATTGGCTGCTGTATATGAGTCATACAATGGGTTGGACAATAAAGCATTAGAACCAGATGTGCCGCGACATTCACACCATTCACCAGCGTAGTAGTACGATCTGATCGTGTTCCACAAATCTGTTGAATAAATGCAAAACACATCACCAGCCACTAACGATGGTGCGCTTGCAAAAGTAACAGTCAAGTTGCCAGCACTTGCCGCTGTAATACTTTGTATGGCAGTGATTGAGCCAGATACAGTAATGCCAGAACCAGACAAAGTGGCGCTGCTAAAGTCAATTATTGACTTATCGCCATCGCCAAACATATTAAGATGTCCCGTAGAGGTCAATGCAGAAGTAATTTTGTATGTGCCTGCTGGTATATACAAACCTTGACCAGTTGTTGCTACAGCCGTAATAGCTGCTTGCATTGCAGCGGTGTCATCATTTGAGCCATCGCCAACAGCACCAAAATCTTTAATGTTTACTGGCGCTCCAGTAATCATTGAGTAAGAAACTTTTGTCAAAGCCATTTTTGTTCCTTAGACAGAGTAAGTAAGTTGGTAAAGAACAATTCCTGACGCTGCAACAGAGCCAACAGTTACGTATTGCGTTGATACTGCGCTACCAAAGCATGTTGGTAAACTGTATGTTGTATTTGATGAGCCAAGAATTCCAACAGAAGTTCTGCCAACGCTTAAAGTAAAACCGTCAAAATATGCAATTGAACCCGCAGAGCTTGCGCCAGTGCTGCTTTCAATTGTAAAAGGCAAATTTCCAAAACCAATGTTTCCAGAACCACCAGATAAAGCAGACCAATTTATGTAGGCAGTAACTGTAACAACTCTGCCAATTTTTGTGTAGACACCGCGTTGCAAACTATACGTAACTGTAGGGTTGGTTGTAGTGCCTATCAATGTAGGCGTCCAAGTACCTTCTTCATATGAAGATAATACAGAACCAGAACCAAATTTTATGCTAGTGGCAGTAACTGCTCGCCCAGCTGTTAGGTTTGCAACCGATACCTGAACAGTTGCACCGGATTGAACAATCGGTAATACTTCTGTGCCTGCAAGTGGTGTAGTAGCGGTGCTTAACGCTGAAATCTTTTTATCTGCCATGATGATTCCTTATCAGTTATACAGAATTTCAATTACAGATGTACTTGGAGGCGCTTGAGTAAATGTTAAAGTACCACTTGCAACAGAATACGTATTTTTATTTTGATATACGCCATTAATATAAACAGAAATCACATTTCCTGAAACAGAATATCCAACGGTTGACCCATTTCCTGTATAGTTTTGAACTATTGCGGCTCCTGCGCCAAAAATATTGTCGTAAGTAGCAATTAAAACGTCTGCTGATGTTTTTAATATAAACTTGTACGCAATAGAAGTAACCCAAATTTCGCCGCCATCTGGCACTCGGCCTGCTGAATCCAAAACAATCGGGTTGGCGCGGGCTACATTACCTGCGTTAGTAGTGTACGTAGTAGCTGGCGTAGTTGTCCCCGCAGCATAGGTGTACAACTTACCGCCAGTTAAAACAGCGCCGGTATTGGTAAAGAACTGGGCCGCAACGCCGCCCACGGGTGAGAGGAATACGGCCATATTTTTATCCTTACGCGCTCAATGCTGCAACTTTATCTTGAAATGCTTTAACTCGTGCATCAAAAGCGGCTTGATCGGCAAACAATTTGGCTTCTTTGGCATCAAGGCTGTCTTGCAAATTTTGCAGGCGCAAATCAAGAGCAGCGGCTGTTTTTTCGCGTTTGGCCACATTAGCTTCACGCGCAACCAAATCAGCATTGACGGCAACTTTTTGAGCTTCCAAATTAGCAGCTTGGGTTTTTGAATCAGAAGCCGATGCTTTGGCATCGTCCAAGGTCTGACGCGCTTGAGCCAACATAGCGTCTGCATCGCTCTTGGCTTTGGCCAATTCTTCAGCGGCTTTGGCGCGGTCAGTAATTGCATCTTGGGCGGCAGACAAAGCGCCCTGGCGAATGGCTAATTCATCGCGCAATGCAGCCATAGTAGCCAAGTCAACGGGCAGTTGCTTGGTGAAATATTCAACATAATTTAATGCGGGGGTGTCATTGGAAACTTGCATTTTTACCTCTTAGGAATAGTAGGTGATGTTTAGTTTGGCGCTTGCAGTTTGCTCAATAAACTGAATTTGCGACAAGTCGCCGTCATATTGCAAAGTGACGCCAGCAGCCAAAGGCATACCAACAGAAGCCGTTGGAGCCACGTTGTCATCACGCCAACGAACACCTTGCGTTTCAGGGGTAATGATGGCAATGCGGGGCGTGCCCACCAAGCCAGTCAGATCGCGCTGAGGCACAGTCAATTTGGTTGCAGAACTCAGGCTTGTGATCTGCTGGTAGCCCATTACCGAAGTAATAGCTTTAAGGTTAATTGCCATTTAAAATCTCCTTCTTTCGGTGAATGACCGAAGTTTAATCAACAATTGATCTGCGTACACTACAACGGACTGAAAAAATCCACCGCTAAAAAAATTACCATTAAAAAACGGCCCGGACATTACGCGTCCTCTGCACCTTCAAATTCAGGCTTTTGCTTGATGATCGAGTATAAGGCCGCACGGTCTGCGCCTGCAACATATTCTTCACCAGCGATCTGAACCTTGCCTGCGCTCAATGGCTGTTTACCAGCTTCACGGGCTTCTTTGGATGCGTAGCCATAGAACGTGACTTCAATGCCTTGGCCTTTGAAGTCTTCTTGGACTGCGCCAATATTCCAGTAGCAGCAATCTACTCCGTAGTCACTTGGAATTGCTTTAATGAGTGCCATGTTTATACCCTATAAGAAACAAATGTGTTGGTTGCCGTTTTCCTGCATCTGAAGCGGCCTGATGTGCCCACAGGTACGCTCACAGACCCCACAATTGTATGGCCCGTTCCCGCTACCAGAGTTACATCGCCCACAGCAGAACCTGTGTTGATGATTGAATAATCAAAACTGGTGTTTACTGCACTTGTGCCGCCCGATACACCTGCATCAGACAGCGTACCCGTTGGCAAAGTTAATGATACCGCCGTTGCCGATGTTGATGTAATGATCTGAGTCAGCAGGTTGGCAATTGTCAATGTTCCCGTTGCGGTAACAGCCGTCGGGGTCTGCTGGTTCATCAGAACAATCCCAAGACCTTTGGGAAATATTGCTACGTTAGGGTTTGCATCACTACCTTGTGAACTTATTGTTGGCGCACCCGTTGTAGCCGCACCCGTTACTTGTACGTAGTTAACAGCAGATGTGGTATTTGTAATAAAAAACTGTGTTGTTCCGCCGTTTGCCGTTTGAAAACCAATTGATCCTGTTCCGGCAGAAGCTATGTTAAGAGATACAGCAGCATCACTACCGTTGGCTGCAATAATAGGGCCAGCACCTGCGCTTCGACCCCTAATATAAATATAGTTTGCCGATGTACCGCCAGTATATGTATCACCAACTCTTAACTGCTCTCCGCCGGGTGAATAAACCGATAAAGAACCACCAAGTGTTCTAACAATAGGATTTGAACCCACCGCAGCATAAGCAGCAGCACCACTACCACCACCACCTGAGAAAGTGACTGTGGGCTGTTCTACGTAGCCACTACCTGCGTTTGTGATGTTAATTGTGCTTGATAAAGCGTAAGAAGACGCTGTGAATGTTGCGCTAGTTCCTGTTCCACCCGTAACGGATATTGGGTTTGATGGAATAACTGTATATGCGCCACTAGATGTAATGTTTACCGTGGCAACCGCAGAACCAGACAATGTTGCGACTGTTATTGTTGCAGCTGTACCTGTACCGCCTACCAAAGTCAATACATCACCAACTAAATAACCGCTGCCTCCAGCGTTAACAGCAATTGTTTGAAGGGATACTGTAGAAGTTGCAGTAGCTTGTACTCCACCAGCAGTCGTCGGGGCTGAGATTGCAACAGAAGGCGGGCTTGTGTAACTTACACCAGCAGCAGTCCTAGTAATAGCAGTAACAGTACCACCGTTGCTGATGTTCACACCGCCTTGGGCAGACAAATCAATAGCGCCTGTTGTGCCTTTGGATTGAATAGCAAGGGAAACAGCAGCATCGCTACCAAGAGACTGAAACTGGACAGCTTTACCTGTTGCACCACCTGTAATTTGTTCGTAGTTAGCTGAACCGCTACCACCGATCAACGTAGTAAACGTACCCGCAGCCGCAGTTGTTCCACCGATAGCGCCGTTATCAATCGTTACACCGCTGATGGCGCTTACTGTAGACCCCAATGCCTGTGCAGTAGAACCAAAAGTGATGCTTGAGTTGGTTAACTTGGCATTGGCAATAGAACCTGCCAACATTGTGTTGGTTACTGTTCCCGTGTCGGTTGTGTACACGCCGTTGGTTACAGTACCTGCATTACCACCAATTGAAAGGTTAGCAACGGCAGTAGTTGAAGCAACTGTGAATGGAGCTGTTCCTGTTGCAACAGTAGATGTAACCGTTGTAAATCTGCCTGTGCTTGCGGTTGTGCCACCAATAGCGGGTGGTGATGCAAGGTATGTGCTGAAACCCGTACCGCTAACAGTAGATGATGCGCTGAGAGTTGTAAATGCGCCTGTGTTTGCAGCAGTTGATCCAATAGCAGGTGGGCTGGATAGATCAAGCGTACCCCCTAAAGTCAGGTTGCCAGAGCTTGTGACTGTGCCACTAAGTGATAGGCCGTTGACTGTGCCTGTGCCGCCCACGCTTGTGACTGTGCCAACAGATACGTTTCCAGAACCAAGCAAACTGTTGCTGTTAACAGTCTTGATGTTTGTGCCGCTTACCAAAGCAGCTTGCTTACCGTTAAAAGTTGCCCAATCTGCTGAAGTTAGATAACCATCAACTAATGTAGTGGCTGCTGCCATGCTGATGGCTGGCGTTGTTCCACCAGAAGACACAACAGGAGCTGTACCCGTTACCGATGTAACCGTACCGCCTGACGATGGGCTTGTGTTGGTAATCGTAAAGTTGGGGTAAGTCCCGCTTGTAGATATGCCTGTTCCAGCAGTCAACACAACCGTTTGATCTGGGGCTGTGTTTGTTATGTTTAGCGTACCGCTAGATGTAATTGGACTACCAGTAATACTTATGCCTGTTCCAGCAGTTGCCGCCACCGAAGTAACAACACCTGAAACACCCGAAATTGAACCGCCTGTGATTGCCACAGCGTTGGCGTCTTGGCCCGCCATAGTGCCCACGCCAGACAGCGTGTGGTCTGCATTCCACGCAGCAGCGCCGGTAGTGCTAAAAGAACCGTCAGCAGGTGTAGTATGGGTAACTACGACAGTCATGCTAAGAACCTAAGTTTGTATAGGGTTCGCAAATAAATTTCAATGATGTTGTCAATCAGTTGCTGAAGGGACATATCAGTTCTGTCAACCACTTCGTACCGCGCATCTTCAATCTGCTTCAACGAATCTTCCAAAAACTCAATGATGTTGGCTGTTTTTTTGGCTGAATGCAATGTAATTGGACCAATCAAACCGTGACGGCCTTGGTACGATTCAGCAAAATCATCAGCAGCATCAATGATGCGGTCATAAAAAATGTTGAGCGCCGTGTGCTTGGAAAAACTGCGGGTATTCAGATGAACACTGTGCGCTACATCACGGGCCAAAAACAACAGACCTAAAAAATCAGCGGCTTTCATTGTGGCATTCCTTGTTGATATTCTGCACTTTCGGGCATCATTTCATTTTGTTCACGGCCTGGCATTTCTCCAACCAGATCGCCTGAAGTGATCATGCCGTGGACCGTGCCCATTACAATGTCTTGAATCTGCTCTGGCGACATGCTGGCTTGCACCGCAGATATGCGTTTAGTTTCTGCCTCGTATGCTTTAACTTGCGCTTCAAAATCTTTGCGCTCTTGGTCTTGCATCTCAATTGACTTGCCGACATTGGTAATCATGCTGTGCATGGCTTCCATCTCTTGACCCATCGCTTGGATTTGTTGTTGAGCCGCTTGCAATGCTGGGTCTTCATCACCGTCTTGCAGCAATTTAGGGTCAATGGTTTTCTTGAAACGTGCGGCCATTTCTTGTGCGCCAGGCCAATCCATGTTCTTGACAAATAAGTCGCCGGCCACAGTCCACAGTTGGGGATTACCCTGCAACAGTTGAGCCATAGCTTCCAATGCCGCTTGGCGCTTGGTTGCGTAGCCTGGGCCAGTTGTGGCCACCACATCGTACTTGCCAACGCCAGGGTTGTAGATCTTTTCAATCACAATACCCTGCTCATTGACAATCTTGTTGACGGGCTGCGGCTGGTCAGGATTGATCTTGACCATCTTAGTCTCGCCGTCTTCACCAATGATTCGGGCAATGCGCTGGGTATCGTAAATCTTTGGAATTAGGTCAACCAACTGACGAGCCACATGGCGCACAGCACGAGTAAGGTTGTCACCATAGTGATACGTGCCAACATCACCTTCACGCTGACGCGCAAGAATAGCTTTGCCAGAACGCTCGTTGGAAGTCATACCCAAAGAAGCGTTGTATTGTCCGGTAGTAGCTTTAATGTCTTCAGATGCACCAGATTTGGCCTGCAATAAGCCGCTGGAAGCCATTGGAGGCTGGGCACGCTGGGGTAATGGAAGAATGCTTCCAGAGCCGTCTGTAACGTCTGGATTGACCTCCAAATAAGGCCAGTTATTGGTGTTAGCAGTCTTCCACTTGTCTTCGTAGCCTTCAAACTGGCCACCATAGCCAATAAATGGTGCTTTCGGAGCCAAGGCAAGCATTTCAGCCTCTTGGGACACCCAATAGTTGTACATGCGCTGGGCATCCTTGGCGTTACGCACAAGGCCACTAACATATAACCTACCGTCCACCTCAAATTCATTACCCACAACACGGATCACAGGAATCCATTTGCCCGCCCATTCTTTTTCTTCAAGAATTTCGTAGCCATTAATTTTGCAGTATTTAACCCGTGGTCGTTCGGATATCCGATTGCGTTTAGGCTTGCCGTACATTGCACGCAACTGTTTGTCCTCGGGCGTACCTTCAAATGCTGTGGCGTTACCTGGATACAAATTTAACGTAGTTTTGTCGTAATCAATGTAGTAATACCCGGCAATACGCACGGTGTCTTCATTAAGCCAATTGCTAATTGATTGGTCACCGACGCCAAGGGACTGCAAAGTAGAAATTGGCGCTGCATCAGGGTATTGGCGCTCGTATTCTTTTTTTGTTAGGTCTTCAGTAATAAAACACCACTTGGCATCCGCGCCAGTAGGGTCTTGAATCATAGGGTCCATGTAAACCGAGAAAGAATTGCGAACACGGCCAATTTTGATGTCTTGATCAAATGTGTTTTCGTCGCAATACTCCGTCATCAAGGTAATATAGCCTTCGCCGTACGACACTTGGTTCTCACAGGCGGTGTCATAAGCTACATCAGCGTCCGAGATGTACTCAATATGACGAATCATGCCGTTAAAAATGTCGGCCACTTCAACGTCGGCGTTGTCATCCACGGGAATGACCTTGGCCCCTGGGCGGTTTTGGCGCATGTCGTTCGTGACTTGGCGCACATGTTGGGGCAACTTGTTAATGGTTAATGTGGGGCGAGCATTGATGGTCTGCCCCTGAACCGCGCCGCGAGTGGCTAAAACGTCTGATGGCCATTGCCAATGATTGTCCGGAGAGCCAGCATAAAAGCGCAAATCGTCAATTTCGTCGTCACGGGATTCAGACAAAGCAGCAACCGCCATATCCAGACGCGAACGAGCCGTGGACAGAATGTCTGAATCAGACTTTGCTGGTTTGCCGCCAGCGGACACGTTGGCTGCAGCGACGATGCCTGTGTAATCAGCCATTATTTTTTGCCTTTTTGGGTTATACTACGCAATAGCAACTTACATTGGAATAGCGTATGCCTAATTATGGACATCCCACTGGAACAAACAAAATTTGTGAATGCTGCGGCGTAACTTATTACGTTCCCCCTTACAGGGCGGAAAAAGCAAAATATTGTTCTCGGTCTTGTTTGGCCAAAGTACATCTTGATCAATTCTCGCGTCTTCGGTTTCAGCCCGCCAATAAACCCAAACGGACGTATAAAACCATGACTATAAATGGAAAACAAGTGCGCGTCCACCGTCATTTGATGGAACAACACTTGGGGCGAAAATTGATGTCTTGGGAGCATGTTCATCATATCAATGGAGATTCGCATGACAACAGGCTAGAAAACTTAGCTGTGTTATCAAACGCGGCCCACCAAAAAGTTGAGATTGAGGAACGCATGAGATCTATTTGGGACGCCGAGAAGAAGATTTCTTTTCAGCCTCCCGTTTAACAGCATAACTTATTGCCACTGCCTGTTTCACGGGTTTGCCGGATTTTACTTCAGCGGCCACGTTTTTGCGAAATGCTTGAGGTGATTTAGATTTAACGAGTGGCATTTTTTGCTTTCATAAACGCACCAATATCTTGCTCCATGATGTCGTGCATCCGCTTTTCAGCTTCTAATGCCGTTGGTACGTCGGCATAAGTTGGAAAATTAATGTTAGACCGCGCTGCAAACCGCATAGCATCCGGCACTTCACGTGTTTGACCGCCCCAATACGTTGGAATGACTTTAGCGCCTTGGTCTGTATCAACAACAGTACCATAAAACGTGGTCAAAGATTTGTCCGGATTTTTCTTGTACGTATTGTTAATTAAATGCGAACGATGATAATTCAGCGCCGCTTGTTCTTGCGGGGTAAATGCTGAAATATCTGCAAAATCAGGCATCACTTGCCTTTCCTCGCAGTTTTGGCAGAATCTTTAAAATCTTTGGCAGTTGGAGCGTTTTTGCTGCCCACTTTGTTCATCTTCTCGCCAGAACCAGCTTTGATGCGTTCTTGTTTGGCGTGAATGTTTGCGTAAAGTCCAGGTTTGGTGGCCATATCAACACTTCCATCGTTTAAGAGCTGCTTTAGCGCGTTCGCCATCCTTGGCGTTGGCGGCTACTGCACCCATTCTCGCGCAAAATGAATCTTTGCGTCCTTGGTCTGCCTTCGTTTTAGGATTAGGTGCTGGCGCTTTTAGATTTGAGCCAGTTTCGCGGTTGTACTTTTCTCGCCCTTTGGCAGTCAAACCAGCACCCTTGCTAACGGGCAACTTTTCGCCTCGGCCTACAGATAATGAAACATTCTTTTTTGTAGCCATTTTAAGCTCCCATCCATCCAGTTGCTACGGTACTGCGATCAGCCACAATACGTCTAGCAACTTCTGTGTATGACCTATGCGCCACGGGGAAAGCAAAAGTTACAGCAATTGCATCAGCAGCATCAGGTGATGCAAGACCTCGAGCTTTCATTTCTTTTTTGCCTTCTAAAAATATCGTACCTGACGAATTTGGTTTTTTTGTCGGCCCAGTCAAGTCGGCTTTTAATTGTCTATCAGTCGGAATACTAGCAGATTTTAACCAATTCCTCATATCATTCCACATTTCAGCGCGTTTATTTCCAAATGCCTGTGGTTGTTTTGCTTTGTTTCCAAAATTAACGCCCCTAACTTTGTATCGCTGCTCAGTCAATCGATCCAATATCCCGTACCCCAAGCCGCCTTCGTCAATTACGGTAAGCGTAGGTTTAAATTCTTCAATAGCCTCAATCACCCTACCAACGATTTCCATTGTGTCTTCGCCCTTATAGCGTTTTATAGAAACAATGTCCCGTCCTTGTCTGACAGCAATCACGGTAGAGTCAGCCCCACCCCTAGCTGGATCAACCCCCACAATAATCGGCGCAGTTAAATCTTTCCATTTTGGGCGGCTCATAGCGTCGTCCACAATCATCGGAGAGATAAATTGATCTTCTCCTGCGGACGGGAATTCTCCGTAAACCTCAACTTTGGCTTGGCTTGAATCTTCTCCGTATTCCGCAATAATTTGGGAATAAATAGACTTGTCTGTGTCTTCCACAGTTCTAGCGTCAACAATTTTTGACGTCCAAAAGTCCCGTTTGGCATGAAAACACTCAAAGAAGTAGCCTTCGTTTCTACGTGGGTTAGAAAACGCAAACCAATAGCGGTCTGGTGTGTTTTCAGTAAAGAATCCAGCACCCACCTCCCAAATCGGGTTAGGAATACCGCTAGATTCGTCAAAAATTAACATCATGCCGTCTTGGTTGTGCACACCAGCATAAGAATCAGGATTTTCAGCACTCCACAGCTTGCCCTCACATGCCCAGTAGCGCGTACCCTTCTTCAAATCACGCTCTACCAATTCAGTCAACCACTGCGCAGGAATTAACTTTGTCGCCGAAATCTCCCACCAATGACTATTTATGAGCATAGCCGCCCATTTAGTCAATTCAGCCCATGTAACCGAACGCAACTGATTTTCGCTGTTGGCCGAAACGACAACAGAGCCGCCAATCCTAGTTGTCAGCATCCACAGAATAAGCCAAGAAACTAGCGCAGACTTACCAATTCCTCGGCCAGACGACACAGCCATTCGTATTGTTTCGTAATCAACTAATCCTTTTTGTTTCTTAATGTGAGCCGTAATATCCCTCAGGACTTCTCTTTGCCACTTTCTTGGACCAGAAAAATTAGCCAAAGGTGTATTTTTTAACCCCCAAGGGAAAGCAAACAACACAAACGATTCAGGATCATCCGCAATCGCAGGCGACCACAGCTCAACCATTAGCTTTTGTTCTTCTTCCGATTTATAGATTGGGGTTTGCATTAACAGCCTTTACGCAATTATTTTTTCAAATCAAAAATTTCAGCGTCTGTTAAACCCATGTCCCTCGCCGATTGAACAATCTGCATATATTTATGCGCTCCAATGTCCGCAGGGCGCGCAGTCATCATTTCTTTAACCACAGGCAAAGCCGTAGGATTGTCCTTCCATCCCCTTGTCTGCGGACCAATAGCATCGTTGTAAGCAGACACAATTGAAAAACCAGCCTTTGGGTCTGGGTCATACCCCTCATCCAACCCCCTATGCGTTACCCTCAAAGCACCAGACTTCATCAACAAATCAAAGTTCAAAGGCTTAAAGTCAACTTTTAAGTTCTCATTGTCGCTAGTCAATTTTGCATATTTGTCAAAATCCGTGATCGCAGCATAAGGCGCAGGAGCCAAAGCATTCATTCGACTTGCATACGGGGCTAAAGCATTGGTTGCCATTTTTACCTCAAAAAAATAAATTTTGTTCACGGGTCCACCGTTCCTGTGACCTTTCCCTTCTCGGCCCTACCCCCCCCATCGACCAGATGGGTCATTGGCCATTCTTGGGCGTGACATCTGTGGCGTTGGTCTTGTCGAATGTTACCCTTGATTGTGCCTCGGTAATGGCGTCTATCACGCTGATACGTGCGTCAGTCACACTCACGTCTATCTTATCGCCATACGTCCTAGGCTTGAGCTTACTGGCCACCCACTTCCTCGCATCCACTTGTAGGCGCTTTTGCTGCACCCAGGCACTAGCTTCCGGACCCCTTAGTCCTTCAGGCATCTCCGCATCTGATAGCTCAATGATTTCCTCTGCCAGCTTGTCAGCCCTATCCTCCACGGCCTTCTCATACATGGCGCGGAACTCTACGTTGTCAGAAATCATGTTCCTAGCCAAGCGATAACTAGGCATCCCATCTTCCTTCAAGACGCTGGTTAAGCTCTTGCCCGCAGATATCCCGTCAACAATCCTCTGCCAGCAAGGGTTAGTCAATGGATAAAGCAGCGGTCTGCCCATCTTCGGGCGATCAAGTGGGTGAAGTAATGCCGTCATGGTTTTCCCTAATGCGCGTGTGCGTAATAATGCAGATTGTCGCTGAAAAGTGTTTCAAGCGTCTATTCATCTAATTTTTTTCTTTTTTGTTTTGTGTTGTCATGCAAATAGTCATCCTATCTATCCTTCCATTAGTCTTTACTCTATCTACGTGAAGATGGGAGTCAGCTTCTCCGAGAGTAATGCTTTATTATTAGATGTAAGAGCCTCGATTTGGTCTCGTCTTAATAGGGCAGAAAGCCAGAAAATTCCCTAAAGAAACATCCTCGAATGCTGGCTTAACAGCTCTTACGAAATCCATAGATTTTGTTCTTTTAATCTTTCTTTTGTTCTTTCATAGGCTCTATCCCACATCTGTCTTCTTTGATCTTTGGATAGATGTGAGCCTTGGTCTAACTCTGTGTGGCAAGTTTGGCATAGTGCCGCCGTGTATTCGTCGCTGGCCTTGATTCCCCGTCCTTTGCCGTGTTCAGCCCAGTTTGAATGTGCCGCCTGGGTCTGGCCTTCAATGTAGCAATTCTGGCAAGGCAGGTCTGCCACGTTCATCAGGTGCTTTTTGCTTCTAAAGTAGTTATATTTTGGTATCACGGTTTTTTTTCCAATCGCGCTTCAACTTTGGCTCTGTTATCACGATTTCTTGCGTCTTGAAAGTGTGTTCGTTAAAGCACTCTCTTGTACGAATACCGTCTTTTGTGTGTTTTACGTCTGTTGCAGCCGCACATTTAGGACATTTCATTGATTGTTACTCCATTTTCTGCTGACCAAGCCAGTAAGAATTCTACAAACTCGCTGGCCTGTTCTTTTGTGAATTTGCGGGTCTGTACACCCAATTGAATAATTGCATCATTTTCCAAGTTGGCCATTATTTGACTGTTTAAACCGATTTCTCGGCAATATTTGTCCACAAGCAACCTTTTCCATGTCTCAGCGTCCCACGTTGCACCCATGTGCTGCGCTTGTCTGGCAATCTCACCAATAATTGCATGATATTTTTCTTCCTGCCGCCTAGTTTTAGATGCTGGTTTGATCTCTAGCGTGAGCTGTCTGCCAGCGTTTAACGCATCTTTGATCTTGGGCCAAAGACTACGCATTAAGGCTAAAGCCTGGGCTTCGTTGTCAAGGTCGTATTTCACCGATTGCCCCCAACATTCTTAAAGCCGCTTCAGGGCTGTCAATCCTTGCCAACGTACCTCCAACCCAACTTTCAAAAAAGTCTGCTTGTAAGCCCGTTAAACGCTTCTGAGGGCCATTTTTAACCTCTACCAGAAACGTGTGGCCTTTGTAACCCACTAAAAGGTCAACAGGTAGACCAATAATCCAAACGTAAGCGCCAGCATCCCGCAGCGC